CGATTCAACAAAAAGTATTCTTGATGAAAGTTCTAATGAGCAAATTACATTTACAACTACTAGTGCAGCGGTTAATAATTTTGGCATAACTAATGCAGCAACAGGTAACACACCTTCACTTGCAGCAGTGGGTGGTGACACTAATATTGATTTAAATTTAACACCAAAAGGTATTGGTAGAACAACTTTCAATGGCCAAGGTAAAATTCAAAGTGTTGCAGAAAAAGTTACAACTGAAGCAACAGCTGCTACAGGAACTGTTAACTATGATGTTTTAACACAAGCAGTGTGGAATTTTACAACTAATGCATCAGCTAACTGGACTTTAAATGTTAGAGGTGATGGATCAAATTCATTGGACTCAATCATGGACACAGGTGAATCTATTACAGTAGCGCACATTGTTTCTCAAGGTGGAACAGCTTATTACAACAATGCTTTTACAATTGATGGATCAAGTGTTACTCCAGAGTGGCAAGGCGGAGCAGCACCGGATGCTGGAAATGCAAGTTCATTAGATACTTATTCATATACAATTATTAAAACTGCAAGCGCAACATTTACAGTTCTTGCATCGCAAACACAGTTTGCGTAACACAAGGAGATAAGAAAGATGCCTTTAAAATCAACATTCGGAGCAGGATCAGCAAGCGGATTTGGTGCTGGAAGTACTTCTCTTGCTCCAATTAATGTAGATTATTTAGTTGTAGCTGGAGGCGGTGGTTCAGGAATGAATAATGGAGGAGGTGGCGGTGCAGGAGGTTATCGTACATCTTATCCAGGTGGAACACAAATTGAAGTCGCCAAAGATTCTACTACCTCCGTTACAATTGGAGCAGGAGGAGTTGGAGCAGCTTGGCCTGCAGGAGCATCTCCTTTTGCACAACGAGGAACAGATTCAATATTTTCAACAATTACATCTACAGGTGGAGGAGGTGGAGGAACATGGGAAAATTATCCATCTCCAGGAGGAGGACAACCTGGAGGACAACCTGGAGGATCAGGTGGAGGATCTAGAAATGATGAATCAAATGTTGGTGTTGGAAATACACCCCCAGTAGCATCTAGTCCTTTAATGCCAAATGGCCAAGGTCATTCAGGTGGACCAGCTAGTCCAAGTGGGCCACCCGCTTTTGGATCAGGAGGAGGCGGTGGAGCTGGTGCTGTAGGTGCCTCTGGTAATGGTTCAGCGGCAGGAAATGGAGGAGTTGGTTTAGCAAATAGTATTTCAGGATCATCTGTATATTATGCAGGTGGAGGAGGAGGATCATCTGAAGTAGGTTATCCTAATGGTACTGGCGGTAATGGAGGCGGTGGTAATGGAATAAATGGTTCAGGTGCAGCTTCACAGCCAGGAACAGCGAATACTGGAGGAGGTGGAGGATCAAACGGTGGTGAACCAGGATCACAACCAGGAGGTGTAGGCGGAACAGGTATTGTTATTATTAGAGCACCAGGAGCAAGTGGATCAAGATTTTCATTATCTCCAGGGACTAATACTAAAACAACAAGTCCAGCCCCTGATGGAGCTGCAACAATATTAAAATTTACAGTAACAGGAAGTTTAACGTTATTATAATGGCTCATTTTGCTGAAATAGATTTAAACAATAGAGTAATAAGAATAGTAGTTGCTTGTAATCAAGATATTGCTAATAATGGGGGAGAGCAATCAGAACAGGCTGCTGAACATTTTAAAACAGTATGTCCATTATTAGAAAACGGTGTAAAATGGGTTCAAACTTCTTATAATAGTAATTTTAGAAAACAATATGCTGGAATTGGTTCTACTTTTGATTCCATTAAAGATAAATTCATTGCAATTCAAACTCATCCATCTTGGTCACTAGACGATAATGATGATTGGCAAGCACCTGTTGCATACCCAACAGTTATAACTTATGGAGATAATGTATATTACTTTATTTCTTGGGACGAGATTGGACAAAGATGGATCGGAAAAGATCGTCAAAAAAATGAATTTATTTGGATTCCTTCTTCTTTATCTTGGGTTTCTACAGGGAATTAAGCCTTTACTTTTAAATAAAAATTTAATACTAGTTCTGTAGAATGAATCTACAAAATTATTATTATTATTTTCAAAATGCACTTACACCTAGATTTTGTGATGAATTAATTAAATATGGAATTTCTCAACAAGAACAATTAGCACTAACAGGGGGTCAAACTGAAAAAATTAATAAAAGTGAACCACTTAAAGATAAAGATTTAAAAGATTTAAAAAAGAAAAGAGATTCAAATATTGTATGGTTAAATGATCGTTGGATTTATAAAGAAATTCAACCTTTTATACATCAAGCAAATAAATTAGCAGGTTGGAATTTTGATTGGGATTTTTCTGAAAGCTGTCAATTTACAAAATATAAATTAAATCAATTTTATGATTGGCATTGTGATAGTTGGGAAAAACCCTATGTAAATACTGATAATAAAAACACCTATGGTAAGATTAGAAAACTATCTGTAACGGTTACTCTATCAGATCCCAAAGATTATAAAGGTGGGGAACTAGAATTTGATTTTAGAAATCTTGATCCAGATAAAAAATCAATTAGAAAATGTGCAGAAATATCCCCACGCGGTTCTGTGGTTGTATTTCCATCAGATGTATGGCATCGTGTTAAACCAGTAACAAAAGGAATAAGGTATTCATTGGTTATATGGAATCTTGGATACCCATTCAAATAAAGGAGAAAATATGAGTTTTAAAAAAAAAAAATATATAATTATAAAAGAAGCAATATCAAAAGATCTTGCTAAATTTTGTTATGATTATTTTATGATGAAAAGAAAAGTAGCAAGGACTATGTTTGATACGAGGTATATAAGTCAGTTTACTGACTACTTTGGTGTATGGAATGATAAACAAGTTCCAGAAACTTATTCGCATTACTCTGACATTGTAATGGAAACATTATTAACAAAATTACTTTCAGTCATAGAAAAAGAAACAGGATTAAAATTAAACACAAATTATTCTTATGCAAGAATTTATAAAAAAGGAGATGTCTTACATAAACATAAAGATAGATTCTCATGTGAAATATCTACAACTATGCATTTAGGTGGTGATTGTTGGCCTATATATTTAGAACCAGATTCATCATTAGGAGGAGATGATAAAAAGACAGGTGAGTATAAAGCATCAAAATCTAAAGGTGTTAAAGTAATTTTACAACCAGGTGATATGTTAGTCTATTCTGGTAATAAATTAGAACATTGGCGAGAAAAATTTAAAGGTAAGGACTGTGCTCAAGTATTTCTTCATTATAATAATAAAAAAACTCCAGGCTCAAAAGAAAATATACATGATCGTAGACCTCATTTAGGACTCCCGAGTTGGTTTAAAAAATAATATAATTTTTTTGCGTATTAAATTACAATAGGTATATACCCTGTATTTATATCAAGTTTACCGTTTTTTTTATATACAGTATTTATTTCATTTTCTGAAATAACATCAAATGCAATTGTAATTCTTTGTCCATTAAAAGGTTTTAATATATTTACTCTATGTTTTTTATAAGGAGCACCTATATAAATATTTCCAATTTTATTTTTTATTTTATAATTTTCAAATTCAGTTTCACTATCTTTTGGATCAATTGATATATATCCGTGAAATAAACAATTTTCATGATCATGCCAATCTAAAACTTCATCTTGTTTGTGAAAATTTAACCAAGATTGATACCACAAAGGTTTTTTTGTTTTTGAAAATTTTCTAATTATTTTTTGCAAATCTACAAACATTTTGTAATATAAAACTGAACCAAATGTTAGACATGTAATATTATAATATCTATAAAACCACGTAGAGGATGGTTGATTAAAAACATTTCCATAAGCAAATTTAAATCTTTCATGAGCTAGATTAGCATATTCTGTAAAATGGTTTTTATTTTTTAATATATATGGTAGATTTTTTATATAATATTCTTTCATAATTTTATATACCCGCCTTTAATAAAATCATCTAATTTGTTAATTTTATGCTCTTTCAGGCCACTATCTATAACCCAAGAATTTAATAAAGTAAAGATCCTATGCCTTTACAGAAGATAATATGTTCGACAAGCGTCCACATTTAGGTCTTCCATCTTGGTTTAAACGATGATATAAGCCCTATGATGAAGGCAGTAATCCACCATACCTACTGCCTTCTTTATAAGGATTTTATATGCTACAAAAATTAGGCTTCCTACCAGGATTCAATAAACAAGTTACTTCTACCGGCGCTGAGTCTCAATAGACTATACTTGTCTCTAAAATATTGATGTATTTTTTCAATAATTTAGATATAATC